CCGACATCAACATAATGAAAATTGCCGTCTTGATATGGCCCGTCGATATTGATATGCGCCTCCAAATTGTGCGTGTCCTTCGGGGCACGGCTTTTCATTCCTTTTTGTAATACTAAGGCTCCTGCCTTCAAGGCTTCATCAGCAACCGCGTCGATATTCTGGCCCGCTTTGGCAATTGCCTCTAAATATTCCTCGAAACCCTTGGCCACCAGCCTTGACTTTACTGCCATCAACCGCTCCTTATTCGTCGCACCTTCAACTCTAAATATTCATGACGTTCGCGTATGTCGTCGATCGAGATGATCTCGAACCTGCCCGTTCCTTTCAGCACCGAGCAGGTGGTATCTATTCCGGATTTGTATCGGATGGTGACCGTCGCCGGTTGCTCAGCCTGCACTGACTGCGCCGTCCAGGCCTCCGAGCCATGCACGTTAATCCACTTGCTCCATACCTCGGCGATCGTGGACCAGGTGGGCTTCTCGAAGCCGCCTGCATCTTCGCTCACTGTGCGCGCTTGCAGAGTGATCTTGGTGCGCATCTCACCCGGATTAGTCACCTTGCCGTTAAGTTCCATGTTTGCGCGCAAACGTGCCACAGCCTTAGCCGGCCGTGATGATTGCGATCTCCCTATAAAGTGTCCGGCCATAGATATCCGGGGCGTAGTCGATCATGAGGATATAGCTCGTGTTGGGCGCCAGGTGTGCCACCGGCGTGATCGTCATGACCCTCCCGCTCACATCTAGGGTATTGATAGTGGTGACTCCTCCCAGGCTCACCCGCGCGGTAGCACCTGAGCCCATCGGGTAGCTGAACGCCAGCACGAAACTGGCGTCAACCGCCATGTAGCCGTCAATATTGGTATTCACCAGCCTCAGCGGCTCATCCGGCGTGCCGGCTGTCTTGAGCTGCAATGCCAGGGCTTCGAGCTGCGTGAGCGCCGCCGTCAAGCCAAATCCCAATGCGCTGCCTGCCGCCATTCCACCCGGATCCTCGTGCCACCGCACCAGCAGCATGCGCGCCGCGCTCTTCGCCTCCGGCCGGATCCGCACATCCTGGCTCCAATCCCGACCGGTTGCCATTTCAATGTACCCATCCACCAGCGGCAGCAGGTCGATCATGTTTTGGTCGTCTTGATCGCATCTGAGCACCGTGGACGCCTCAGCCTGGCTCAAGATCGACACCGGTTTTGCCCGCACCGAGACCGTGATCGCCCTATCCAACGTCCGGAGGTCGCTGGTCGTAATACGGCAGTTAAGTGCATAATCGGCCCCATCCGTGCCGCCCGACAGCCAGATGGTACATACCGTATTAACCGCATAAACCACACCGTGGATGGTGACGGTTGTCTGGTTGTGGCTGACCTCGGTGATGCCCGTCGGCACCGTCCAGGTTACGGTGCTGATCGTCGCTCCTTGCAATTCACCGCTATCATTCGGCGCGCCCGTGTTTGTTCCGTCTCCGTCACACCAGACAAGAAAATATGGTTCGATTGAATGAGGGTCTTTAGCTGGCAGTGACATTTCAACGACCTTTCACATAGTCACGCTTATTTCTGAGTTCCACAGTTTCATGATTAACGGAAATATCAACAATGTCACGCCTATCCGCAAACATGACAAACTCAGAATTATTAGCGGCTGTAATGATCGGTATAACCGTCGATCCATCCGTAGCAAACTGGAGCGCCAGCGCCAGGGTCAGCGCCTTGGTCGTGTTGATATTTCCGACCGAAGACAACGCCATCGTGCGCGCCAGAGTCAGAACGCCGAGGCGTTTTAGCGATCCTACATCGGCAATAACCAGCGTCTTACCGAGCGTAACGCTGTGGTTGAACGTGCCACGGGCGATATCGCTGAATGTAAGCGTCTTAGTCATCGTCAGGACAGGATAGCGCTTCACCCCCGGCGTCTGCGAGATACTCATCGACCTCGCCAGGCTCATGGCGACGTTTTTGGTTATGATGTTGACTGTTGCATACCCGGCGTTACGGCTAAGCGTCACAGTCACCTGGCGTTGCAGACCGCCAACGTCCGAGAAGCTTAAGGTCTTGGCAAGCGACGTACCGCGCGGGAAAACGCCGGTGGCGCTGTCGCTAAAACCGAGCGTCTTGGTCAGGGTGACCACCGGATATCGTTTGACGCCGGGTGTCTGCGAGATTGTCAGCGACTTGGCCAACGACATACTGCGTGTAAATATCCCGATTGCACTGTCGGTGATGCCCAATGTCTTAATTAGTGACAACGTGTTAAACACTGCCAACCAATTTACCTGCGCGACTGATAGCGACTTTGCCAACGTTAGGCCGTTGTTGTACGACGTGCCGCCTAAACCGGCGTCTCGCAGCTTTACATCGGCGGGCGTTGCTTCGCCCTGGCGCAAATAAATATCTGGCATCAAACTCCCTGTAATGTATTAATCGTCGTACCTAGCACATCCGGTCCGGTCGCTTTGTATGCGACCAGGTAACACGTTCCTGTGTCCGGAGTGCTGATTTCGTAATTACCATTTGTATCGCTGACGCACGATGTCATAAGCACATCGTCGGATGTGCGGAAGCATTTCACCGTACATCCGCCGAGCGGATTGCCCGCAGAGTCGCGCGTGATTCCGATAATCAACTTTCGAGCGCGTACTCCACACTTCCAGCGTGTCAACGGTTCCCAGTAAACCGCCGCGAGCCGTGAAGCCTCGTTGTTCATAGCGTAACCGGTCAACCTGGATGTCGGCCACAATCGTCCCATGAGTTCTTGCCCTGCGAAGACATCCATGCGGAAGTATGGGTCCTGAAGGAGTTTATTCTGCCCGTCGCTGACATTCCACGACAACATCGTGACTGTGTTGTTGACCTGAATCAGGTTACTCATAGTTCCATCACCACTAATACATGTAAACCTGGACCAAAAGGACCACTCATCATAACAACCAGCGACGATCCTTGATTGATAATCAGTCCCAGCGGGAAGTAAACCGGCATGTAAGCGGTGCAAGATTGGCCAGTCCATGTACAAACGCGCCGAAACGCTTGCGCCGGGCCGGTGGGTGGCTTGACCCAGTCGATTGCAACGATTGACGCAATCGGCGGATAGTCTGGATCCTCAGGAAGAAACGGGACAGACGCAGTAACGCCTACGCCAATTGCCTGTGGGCGACCGATGAGAAAATTTGCGCTCTGCCAACTGGTATCCTGAAAAATGTGCATCTCCAGTATCGAGACGCGTTCGGTCGGAGCGGTTCGAATCTCTAGTGCTGGAACAATAGCCCCCGCCTGTACAGCCGGCCAGATACACTTTACGTCACACACGTAACGCATGGTCACTCATCGATAACAACCCACACGTCCGCCACGGATACCGCTGTAATATTCCACAGCACGATGCTAGACGATACCGGGATAATCAGTCCGCGCGGAAACGTCCAGATGATCCCCGCCCCTGAAGTACCCGGAAGCGAAACCCGCCGGAAGAATTGGAGCGGCACGGTGGGGGCAGTCGTACCCCATGCCAGACAGGTAACAACCGTTGCTGCCGGGTCGGCGGGATCTTCCGCAAGGACGGTTACCGGGCTAGTCGGGCCAACGCCAATTGCCTGAGGACGACCGAGACCGAACACGCTCGCGGTTGCGGCGTTGATGGTAATACCCATTTCGAGCAGTCTAGGCCGGTCGGTCGAGGTGGTTCGAATTTCCAAACAGGCGGCTGCGCTGCCAGCCTGTGACGTTCTGTTTGCGAGAGAATAAATAGCCATAGTCATTCCTCCATTACGCCGCGGTACAGGTTACGGTTACGTTGAGCGTGTCGCCGTTTACCGCTGCCCGGTCGCCGCCGGTGAAGGCGCCCGCCCCGTACAGCGTGCCGGTCGTGCCGCCCTTTGTGGAGATCGTGGTCACAAAACAGCCGCCAATCGTAGTGCTGCCGTTGATCGAAAACACCGCTTTGCTGGCCGAATTATCCACCGACTTGCCCGAGACCGCCCCCAGGGTAAGTGTCTGGCGGACGCCCTCCGTGTAGGTCTGGTTCTCGACCCATCCAGCATGCGACGCCATTGTATCCGCCGCGTTCACGGTAGGCGCAGTGTTGGTCAAACCCACGTACCACGCCGCCGTGTAGCCGGACCCCTTCAGGTGCTTGTCGAGTGAATCGTTCAGCCCAACATCGACGACGATGTTGTCGAACTCATCTACCCATTTGAGCTTGCCGTCCTCGCCGAAGCACTCCACCAGGTAGTGGTTCTCCAGGGTCTTGCCGAGCTGCGCCTGAGGTCGGGCAATCAGGCCCGCGGCCATTTTCACGAAATTCTTGATGTCATACATAGTCACTCTCCTCTTCACCTTTCGCTGGGGCGAGCCAGCGGTTTGCCCACCAGCTCGCCCCATTATGGGGTTTTCTTTACTAATTGCTAATAGCTAATTGCTAATAGCTATCCCAGTAAGGTCGCGATAGCTTCCGTCTTGATTGCCTTGACGCCCCAGGCCAGCCCCACTTCGAAGGCCAGCTGCCGGTATTGCCGGTACATGGCAACCTGGAAGCTGAGCCCGGTCTGTGGATCCGTGATCACCGTCACGTCGTCCGCATCGTCGCCGCCTTCCGGCATGGCTGGTACCCTGGTTATCAATGCGATCGCTGACCTTGAGAATGCCAGATTCGCGGCATAGGACGCAAAGGTCAAAGGATCGTTATTGACGAAGGCAACTTTCATGCCTGGCTTAGCCAGGACGATATCCTGATCACCTGCACCAGCCGCGCCGGTCGC